GAAGTTGCAAAATTAATTTTAAGTTTAACTTCGTGATATTGAAGAGCAATTAAAGGTAATGCTAAACCAATATTGCGACAGAACCAAAATTCAAGAGGAACAAATAATTTAGTAGAACTAGAAGTAGAAACAATAGATAATTCTAGACCATCAGCACCAACCATTTTATCATAACCGTATCTTTTACCTTTAGGTAAAGAAAGTTCATTCCATATATACATCCATTCAGAGTAATGTTTATCAACTTGTTGTCCACCAATTTCAATATTAACATTTTTAAGTAATCTTAAACCTAAATAATTATTATAAAGATCACCAGTAGAAGTAGAAGAATTATAATCTAATCCTTTAATATCAAATTCAACATAAACTCTATTAATTAAATCACCATTTCTAGAGATAGTAGAATTTATGGTATTACCATAACCAACAGTACCATTAATGGTCTGCATAATAGATTCAATAGAGAAATTAGTGTGTCTTCTATAAACAACTTTAAAGAAAGTAATTTGAGGATTACCAGTTAAATAAACATCTTGAGCACCATAAGCAACTAACTGTAATAAACCACCACCCATAAATCAAAAGGTTTTACTATAAATAATAAAAGAAAAAAACAATACTTAAAAGAATTCATTAAATATAAATACATAGATAAGAATGTTTAAGGATAAAACATCTAAAAAAAGAATAAACAATGATAAATATAAAGATAATTGTACACTAGATACGATGCATCATAATATAATAGATAAATTTAAAGAGAAGACGAAAGATTATAATAATTATGTAGAATATTTATCAAAATTAAATATTGAGAAAGAAAGTATAATGTCAAATATAGTAGAATTATCAAAAGAAAAAGTGAATATACAAAGCGAAGAATATGATAATTTATGGAATTCAAACATAAAAATAAAAGAAGAGATATATAAAATAAATAAAAATATAGAGGAAATAAGAAATAATAATGAGATAGAATATTATACAAATACGAGTGAGATATTATTTAATTACTATAATATGTTAGAGGATGAATCAAATAGAAATAATAATAAAAATAATAAGACAGTATTAGATGCATTAAATAATAAAAAAGAGAATAAAATAAATACAGAAAAAACAAATTTAGTAGATGAATATTTATCACTAACAAATAAACAATATGTAAAGAAAGTGAATAAAGAGAATATAGAGATATGTAAGGAATGTGATAATCAACTTACGTGTTTACAACATGAAGCGATAATGATATGTAATAAATGTGGATATCAAGAATTATTATTAGTGGAACAAAATAGACCAATATTAAAACAAAATACAAAAGATACATCACATTTTAGTTATAAAAGAATAAATCATTTTAGAGAATGGTGTAATCAAGTACAAGGAAAAGAGAGTACAGATATACCAGATGAGATATTTGAGAGTATATTAAATGAAATAAAGAAGGAGAAGATAACAGATACGACAACAATAACATATACAAAAATGAGAGAGATATTAAAAAGATTAAGAATAAATAAATATTATGAACATATAAATTATATATTAAATAGAATAAATGGAATACCAACACCACAATTTTCATCAGAATTAGAAGATAAATTATGTTTAATGTTTAGAGATATACAGGGACCATTTTTAAAACATTGTCCGAAAGATAGAAAGAATTTTTTATCATATAGTTATGTATTATATAAATTTTTTCAAATATTAGGTTTAAATCAATATCTTAAATACTTTCCATTATTAAAAAGTAGAGAAAAATTATATCTACAAGATCAGATCTGGAAAAAGATATGTGAAGAATTGGGATATCCAATTATACCTTCTTTATAAATTTTTCTTTTTGAGTTTTTAAAACTTTTCTTAAATCAGTTTTAACATTATTATAATATTTATTAGACATAATTAAATAAGTTGACTCAATAACTTTATTTAAATTTTTAATATTTAATTTACCACCTTTAATTGTACTAGAAACACCACTGCCAAATGCAGAAGGAGTATAATTAGGTAAAATTACTTCATTACCACCATAAGAATTTCTATCAAAATTAATAGTATTAGCGACTCTAATAGTAGAAGGTTCTGCAATGTAAGTATTTAATGTAGAACCTCCGGTTATAGATATATTACCACCTATATTTTTCATTATATTCTAAAATATATAAACAATTAAATTATATTAAAATAATAAGATGTATTCATTTGATTATTTAAAAAGAATATATGAAAAAATAAAAGAAAATGATATTGAATATTTTAAGAATATATATTATAAAAATCTAAATAAAAATTTAAAAAATATAATAATATATGAAGATTTAAATGAAAATAATATTTTATTTGAATCAATAATTATAAATAATATTGATAACAAAATAGAAAAAAAAATAAAAAATATATATATAATATGTCCATTAATATTTATTATAACATTTATTTTATCATTTAAACAATTTATTAATATGATTTAATTAGAGATACTAAAAAAAACAATGAGTTATACATCAAGGGTAAATTTTGATGGAACAACAGATGAAAATTTTAGTGAATTAAATTATATATCATTAGATATAAAGAATTCAATAATAATAGGTGAAAATGCTGGACAAAATTTTTTAACAAGTGCTTCAACATTAGATTCATTTAATGTTATAATTGGTCAAAATACAGCACAAAATTCATTTGATATTGGAAATTCAGTAATAATAGGTGATAATGCTGCAAAAAATTTTAATAATGGTAAAAATAATATAATAATAGGTACAGACTATAATGATATAATAAATAATGTAAATAATTTAATATCAATAGGAAATAGTAATATAATATTATCATCATCCGAAGTATTAAATTTAAATACAATAGGAAATTCAAATATATTAAAAATAAATGAAAATAATCAAGTTTTAAATAATAATATAGTAGGAAATAGTAATTATATAGAAAATCTAAATAATTCAATAATAATAGGAAATAATAATAATATATATAATACAAATATAGAAAATAATTATTTATATATTGGAAATAATTTAAAATATAAAGAAAATAATATATTAAATATATATGATTTAATTTATTATAATATAAATAATAATTTTACAAAAAATAATGAATTATATAATTATTCTAATATAGTAATATCAAATAATAATAATAATAAAATAAGTATAGGATTTAGTGATAGTAATAAAATTAAAAATATAATAGAAAATGAAAGAAATAATATATATATAAATAAAAAAAAAATAAAAGATTTTATAATAAATTTAGTAGAAAATGAATTTGAATATAATATATTATTAGAATTATCAAATGATATTTTTTATCAAAGTATAATTAATAATGAGATTCAAACAACATTTAAAATATTATCAGTTCATAATATATATGATAATATTGATAATAAATTTACACCAAATAATGAAACAGATATACCAATAAATTATTTATATACAACAGATATAAATGAAGATTATTATAATCAAAATGAATTATTTATTGAAGAAATATTAAATGAAAGAATAATAAATGATATTAATCATACATTATATATTGATAATGGTATTAATACTAATTATATATCAATTATAAATAGTAATAATAATTTAATATCATTATATACATCAGAAAATTTAACTTCAAATATATCATATATATTACCAAATAATGATTATAATTTAGAAAATAATGAAAAATATGTGTTATCTATAAAAGAAAATAATGAATTATATTGGTTATTAAGTACAGAAATAGAAGGAAATAGTGAAATAAATAATATATCAAATTATTTAAATTTAGTAGAAACAAAAACATCAAATATAAAAAATTTTAATGATGAAGAAGGGAGTATATTAATAGATACAAACTTAGTAGTAAATGGTAGTTTAAATGCAAATTCTATAAATATAACAAATACACCATTTATAACAAAAGATGATATAATAAATAATTATGAATTACAAGGTCCTGTAGGTCCAAGAGGTTTAAAAGGAGATAAAGGTGATATTGGTGATAAAGGAGAGAAAGGAAATAAAGGTGATAGGGGTTTAGGATTTACAGGTGGAATATATGATAGTAATTATGGTATAATAAAATTTATAAGTGAAGATGGTATAGGATTTGAAACATTAGATATAAGAGGTGAGAAAGGAGAAGGATATACAGGAGCTTATTATAATTATGAAAGTAATATAATTAGTTTTATAGGAACGAATGAAAATTTAAATTTTACAACAGGTAATTTAAAAGGTGAAAAAGGAGAGAAGGGTGATAAAGGAGATAGTATAGGGGAAGTAATATTTTATAATAGTAATAATGAAATATTAGGTAAAATAGGAGATAATTTAATAAATTCAATAGATATTATATTACCAGATGGAATACAGGGACCAAGAGGATTTAATGGTTTAAAAGGAGAGAAAGGAGAGAAAGGAGAGAAAGGAGATAATGGAGAAAAAGGGGAAAAAGGAGAGAAAGGAATACAGGGTTTAATAGGACCAGTCGGACCACAAGGTCCAATAGGACAATCAATAACGGAAAATAATGCAGGAAATAATATACTAATAAATTATGATATTAATGGTATATTAAAAATAAATTCAACATTAAATACAAGTAATAATATAATAAGTCAATTAACAAATATAAATAATCATATAATACCATATCAAGATGAGAATATAGATTTAGGTTCAGTAGATAAAAAATTTAGAAATATATATTTATCAAATAATTCATTATGGATAGGAGATAATTATAAAATAGATGTATCAAATATTGGAGATTTAAAATTTAGAAAAAGAATAACTACAAATATACCATCAATAATATCAAATTATGGAGGTACAGATAGTGAAGCATTAAATTATGTAAATACAGAATTTAATACAGTATATAATTCAATATCTGAATTAAAACTAAAACATATATTATCATATGCAAAAACATTATCAGGATTAGAAAATATAGAAATAAATGATATATATAGAGATAATAATATAGATTATGAAAGTGAGACAAATGCAATAATTTGGGAAGGTATAAATAATGATATATATTATAATTTAGGAAATGTAGGAATAGGAATAAATAATCCAGAACAAAAATTACATATAAATAATGGTGCAATATATATTACAAATTATGTAGCAAATCCAGGAAATATATCATCAGCAAGTTTTTGGAATAAATTAGGAGTAGGTCCAACAATATCAGGTTGGAATTTTTCAATTGAAACAAATGGTAAAACAGAAGCATTAAGAATAAAAGAAAATGGAAATATAGGTATAGGTTTAACATTACCAACAGAAAAATTAGATATAAATGGTAATATTAAATTTAGTGGTGATATAATAGGTGATGGTAGTAAATTAACAAATATAATTATAAGTCAAAATGATTTTGATTTAAAATTTAATGCGAAATTTAATAATAATGAATTACAAAATATAGTAGCATTACAAAAACAACCAACTTTAAATGATTTAGTATTTTTTAATGGAACATATTGGGATACTTTAAAATTAGATAATGAAACAATAGAAATAACATCAAATTTTGAACTAAAAGCATTAAATAGTAGAGCAAATGATGAAGATGATTTAATAAATATATCAGTTAAAAATAATTTAATTTTTATAGGTTCATATGTAGATACAAATAATTATATAGATAATTTAGAACAAGTAAATCAATTAATAACAGTAAATAATAATATATTTATATATGATATAAATATTAATGAAATAGATAAATTATATACTGGTGATATAATAAAATTAATAAATACAAATACTAATGAAACTATAATTAAAAAAGTATATAATTCTATAGATACATATTTTACAATATATAATGAAAATGATACAGAAGATTTAACAATAAATTATGTATATAATTATTATATAAAACAAAATTATAAATTATTATTTGATGTTATAAATACAAATGATATATTAAATTCAGAAAATCAAATATTAAATGATAATGAAACAATATTTACTTGTTTAAATAAAGAAATATATGATATAAATATTAATATAACTTTTGATTTAAAATATGGAAGTGATATATGTAAATTTTATATTAAATTAAATAGAGATAATAATGAATCATATATTAATATTTTAAAATCATTACCAATTACAGATGATTTATTAGAAAGTATAACTTTAAATTATAAAATATTATTAAATTTAGAATTAAATGATATAATAACATTTGAATCAAATTATAAAATAAAATATGGAACATTATCAATAATACCAAATAAAAGAGATATAATAAATAATGTAATATCAAAAATAACAATAAATAATTTAACATTTATTGGTACATATATTGATAACAATAATTTTATTAATAATTTAGAATGTAATAATGAAATAATTACAATTAATAATAATAAATTTATATATGATTTGAGTGTTAATAATAGTAATAAACTTTATAAAGGTGATATAATTAATTTAATAAATACAGAAACAAATGAAAATGTAATAAAAAAAGTATATAATATAACTGATATATATTTTACAATATATACAGATAATAATATAGAAGATATAACAACTACTTATCAATATAATAGATATATTAAACAAAATTATAAATTATTATTTGATATAGTAAATGAAAATGATATATTAGAAAATCCGTTAAATGAAATAAATAATACAATATATACTAAATTTAGTTGTTTAAATAGTTGTATATATAATGTAAATATAAATATAGTATATGATTTAACATATGGAAGTGATATATGTAAATTTTTTATAAAATTAAAAAGAAATAATATTGAATCATATATATATATATTAAAATCATTACCTATAAATTTTTTATTAGATAGTAAAACTATAAATTATACCTTATTATTAAATTTACAACGAAATGATATAATAACTTTTGAATCAAATTATAAAATAAAATATGGAACATTATCAATAATACCAAATACAAGAGGTTTAACACAAAATATAGATACTATTACTGATATAATACCTAAAGTAAATAATACAATAAATTTAGGTTCGAATGATTATAAATTCAAAAATTTATATTTATCTAATAAAATAGATTTAGATGGTGATATTTATTTAAATGGTAATATTATTAATAATAATACAAGTAATTTATGGAATTCTATATCAGAAAATAATGCTGGAGATAATATTATTATTAATAATAATGATAATGGTATTATAAAAATAAATGCAAATTTAGATTATAATAATATAATAAATAAGCCTAATATAGTCTCAATATCATCTATAATACCTATAAATAGTTTATTATATTATGATGGTATTAATTGGAATCCATTATATTTAGATACAAATAATTTTGATATAATTAATAATGAATTAAAAATAAAAAGTAATTATTATAAAATAACACATATATCACCATTAAAATATGATAAAACATCAAATACAGAATTTACAATATTAGGTGATAATTTTAATTCATCAATAATTGTTAATTTTGTTAATAGCATAAATCAAGAATATATATGTCCAGCAATATTTTTTGATAGTATTATTAAAATAAGAATTTTATCACCAAATTTATTTGATGATAATTATCCTCCATATAGAATAAAATTAATTGATTCATTAAATAATATAAATACAATTATATCAATTGATTCTATTACAATTGATTTAGGACCACCAGTATGGAATACAAAATCATCACCATATCAATATATATATGATTTATATAATAATTTTATATTATCTGCTATAGATCCTGATAATACGAATGTAATTTATACATTAGATAGTAATAGTGTACTACCATTAAATTTAGTATTAGATGAAAATAATGGTATTGTAAGTGGTATTCCTAATATAAATAGTTCAATACAAATATATACATTTAGTATTATAGCAACATCTCAAGATGTAAATGTATCACAAAATATAACATTAAAAATATTAGGATATCCTACGTGGAATACACCAGATGAAATTAATATTACTGTAAATACATATCAACTAGATGCAATAAGTAGTGAAAATGGATTACAAATACTATATACAACGACAAATACAAATAATAATATATCATTATCAACATCCGGTTTAATAACTATTTCTGATTTAAATTTATTAGGTATAAATGGAACAAATATAAATGTAACAGCAATAGATGAATATGGTTATAGTATTAGTAAAGATATAAATATAAAAAATAATACAGATATGGCGTATGCTTAAAAAAAAAAAAATCTAATAAAATAGAATTATATAAAATGGATAATTTATTATTATTAATATCAATATTAATTATATTTTTTTTAATAATAATATTATTATATTTTTATAATAATTATAAAATAATAGAATATTTTTCATTTTTAATAAATAAAGAATCGGAATATGATACTTGTTATTTAATAAATCAAGTAGGTAAAGTTGGTTCATATTGTGATGGTATTGCTCTAACAAAATCTAATATATATACAGTAGAAAATAGAAATAATATATCAAAAAAAGAATTAGAAATAAATTTAAGAAATAAATTACAAGATGAATGTAATAAAAATCCGTATTGTAATGGTTTTACAACATTTGTAGATAATATAATATATTATAATAAAAATCCAAATAAAAATTTTTTTGTAAAAAATATGAAAGATTATAATAATAATGAATATAATAATATGATAAAAAAAAATAATATTAATTATAGAGATAATAAATATAATAAACCAGTAGGAAAATTATGTTTAGATGGTTGGGGTGGAACATTATTAAATTATCCTAAACAGAGTTATTTAAATAATAATAATTTAAGTTATAAAGATTGGTTAAATAAAACAAAAATAAATAATAAAGATATAAATTCCAAAGAGGTACGAGTAAATGATTATACAAATTTAAAAACATATAAATGTTTAGATAACTGTGTAGCAGGAGAGGGAATAAGAAAAACAAAAACTAAAGATGAGATATTTAAATATGGTAAATATATGTGTGATAAATGTGATATAGGAATGTATAGTCTTTCAAATGAGAAATATTGTAAAAAATGTAATAATAATATTTGTCCAATTGGAACAATGATGGTAAATTGTGATTCAAAAACGGGAGGAGTATTATGTGAAGAAATTGATAGAATAGTGAAATTTGATAATTAAATTTATTTGTAGGATTATTAAATAATATAATAAAAAAATTATTAATCAAATCTTAATATTGATTTAAATTTAGAAATTTCTTGATAATTTGATATTTTAATATTATTTTTTTTAAAATTGTTATTAGCAATCATATTATTATAAATATTATCATAATTATTTAAAGCATATGTAATAATATTATTATTAAATACCCAACGAAAAAAATTTAATTGTCCAATTGTAGTTTCAATAAATTCATTATCATTAATATAAAATGTTATTCTTTCGTGTCTTCTAAAAGTATCAAAATATAATTTAGCATATGATTTTAATTGAGCACGATATTCTAAATATAAATTTATTTTTTTATAATATGATTTATCATCATCTGGTAAATTATTAAATAAATTTGAATTATGTATCCAATAAATAACATTAAAATTTTTAGAATAATGTGTTACAAGCCAATCAATAAGTCTTAATGAAAGTTTATGATTACCATTAATAATTTTTTGAAATAAAATTTTAAATTCATAATTTTTATTATAAAAATCATTTAATGAAGTTAATAATAATTCTTGACAATTATTTTTAGTCATTAAATAAATATAAATAATATAATTAAATTTATTTAAAGTTAATTCTTTAAGTATTTAGTGATTTTATTTTAAAATATAGATATATATTTATATAAATAAAAAAAATTAATTAGGAGCAGATCCTATATCTAATAAACCATTTATACGATTATCCGGTTCAATAGTACTAATACCCCAAGGACTAACTGGAATTTGTGGATTAGGTGGTTCATATCTTAATTGTAAATTAGCATTTCTTAATGATTGTCCAACTGTATTAATTCCGATATGATAACCGGCTGTTAAGAAATTTTGGTCTTGAATATCTCCAGCACCTGCTGGATTAACTTTAGCCCATTTAGAATTAGCATCTTTTGGTAATAAATCATCCGATATTAATCTATCTCTAGTATATATTGATTCATCATTATTATTTTGAACTTCTGATAAAAGATTTTCATTAGTATTATTTTCAATATTTTCATCTAATATTTCATTATAAGAATTACCGGTTGGTTCAGAAGCATCAACATTATCTACAAAAAAATCAGATTCAGAACCTATACTTTTTTCAACCGAAAAATCATTAGATTTTTGTGCTATTTTACCAATAGAATTAATATTATTAATAGCATCTCTATCTCTATTAGCAGCTTCTGCTGGATCACCTAAAAATTGTTCGACATTATCCATTTGACATTTTGAATTATAAGTAATAACTAATATAACTATTAATAATATAAATAAAACTATTGAAAAAGAAGTAACAACTGTCTTATTATTTGAAGCCATCCCTCAATATTTTCTTTCTATCTATTATCATTAATAGATAAAATATTCTTAATATTATTTTTTAAGATATTAATTTTATTATCCCAAAGTTTATCATTATTATTAATTTCTTTAATTTCTTTTAATAAATTTGTATTTATATCAATAAAATTATTTATTTTATTTATTTTATTATTATAATTAATTATAGTTGTTTTTAAATTTGTTATTGTTTCATTTAATGTATTTGTCCATTCTTCTTGTATTTCATTTTTATTATAATAATTATCATCTAAATTATTACAATCCGATATATAAATTTCTTTAATTAACCATTTATTTTGTAAATTTTCTTTAAATATATAAAAACCAATATGTTTTAATTTAATTGTAATTAAATATTTATTATTTTTAAATAAATTTAATATATTTTTATTTAAATCTATATTTTCATTATTTAAATATATATTACTTTTATTAGACAAAACTGCTTCAATTGTATTTGTTTGATAACAAAATGAATAATTAAATATATTTTTTAATTCTTCATTATTTAAATTATTATCAAACCAAGATGAATTATTTTCACATAATATATTAAATGTATTATCATCTATTAATTTAAAATTATTTATATCATTATTATTAATATAAATATTTAGTTTTAATGCATTACTTTTATTTGATATTTTATAATAATCATTTATTTTAATATCATATAAATCAATATTTAATTCACTAATAGATTCCGAAATATAGGCTTTTTTTTTAAAATAAGGTTTTTTTAATAATATGTTCATTTTTAAATAATTAATTTATTCTGTTAATAAGTAAGATATAGCTTAAAATAAATATGACGCAAGATGAAAATATTTATACTGAAAAATATGATAATGATGATTTATCATCATTTATAATGTCTTTTTTAAAAGAAGAATTATCAAAACAAAATATTAAAAAAGAATTAATTAAACCTTTATTGATTCATTTATTATATTATATATTACCTTTTATAATATTATTTGTATTAATTAATTTTATAACAACTATTGTTGCCGTATTTTTAGCATTTTATTATAAATTTTCATAATACATATTATTATCTATATTATTATTTATAATTGATAAAGAATATAGTTTTTTATAATCATAATTATCATAATTTTTAACTATAAACCACCCCCGATTATATGTTTCTTTTATTGTTTCAAATGGTTCTTTCATTATTATATAAATAATATTTTCATATAATATTGATATATATTCTGAATTATTATTAGACATTATTAATATTTTTAATAATATATATCATTTTTTTATATATTTATTTTAATGCGAAAAATAATACTTTTTTTTTAGATTTAATATTATTAAATGAGTGAATTAGAAATTAAAAATTTAAATGAACTTCTCAATTTTGATAATTCAAAAAAAGAATATATTTTAGATAAATTATTAGATACTCATAATAATATATATTATGATAATATAAATAATATTGAAGTTTCTAATGAAGTTTATATTGATACTAATATAGAAAAATGGGCATATGATTTACCGGAATTAGCTGGAAGTAAAAAATTATTTATTAAATTTTTAAATAATCCTATTAATAATATTGAAATATTAAAAAATAGACAAAATTCTTATATTAATAATTATGATACTATTTCATTTAAAATTTTAAAAGATTATGAAAATGATATATTATGGACTTATAAATTAAATGATGATATATTAAAAGATAATGCTATAAATATTTTATTTCCTTCTAATTTTATTTATTCATATATTAATTTAATTGAAACATTACTAGATTTTTATCATTTTTATAAAATTGGTATAATTCCTTTATTTTCTTTGATTTATCCTATTACTAGTTTTATTGCACCTTATTATTATATTAATAAATATGCTAAATTAAATTTAACTTTTACTAAATATTTATCTTTAATTAAAGGTTTTTGTTTATTATATTTTAAATCTACTGGTAATTTTAAAATTGATATTTTTAAATTAATATTTTTTTTAATTTATTTATTTATTTATTTATATAATATTTATCAAACTTTTGAATTTTCTAATATTTTATATAAAACTAAAAATAATTTACATCGTAAAATGAATGGTCTTATTAATTTTATAGATGAAGCTAATATTATTATTAATGAATTTAATAAAGAAAAAAATCAAGAAATAATGTTAAAACCATTTATTAAAAATTATTATAAACCTTTTGATATTAATTTAAAAAATTCTATGACTGATATTTATAAATTATGGAAAAATAATGATATTAAAAATAACATTAGTAAAATGTTAATTACTATTTATACTTATGATATTATTAATTCTATTAGTATTTTATATAATAATAATTATAATTTAGCTAATTATACTACTAATTCATCTATTTCTACTAAAATATGGAATATGAAAAATCCTTTACTTAATTATAATCAAGTTTCTAATCCTATTAATCTATCTAAAAATATTATTATTACTGGTCCTAATGCCGCTGGTAAAACTACATATGTTAAATCTATTTTATCTAATGTAATATTATCTCAAACTTTCGGTATTATTTATGGTTCCAATTCTATTATACATTTATATGATTGTATTTATTCTTTTATGAGAATATCTGATGAAATCGGTTATAAATCATATTTTGAAGCTGAAGCAGAATTATGTCTTAAAATGATTAATAAATCTAAAGAATTATTAAATAATAATAAAAAAGGCTTATTTTTAATGGATGAACCTATGCATTCAACTCCTCCTACTGAAGGTATGTCTACCGCTTATGCTGTTGCTGAAAATATTGGTTTAAATAAAAATATTTCTATTATTATTACTACACATTTCTTTAAATTAACTTCTTTAGAAACTAAATATCCTAATCATTTTATTAATTTATCTGTTCTCGCTATTGAAAATAAAGATGAATCATTCTTTTTTCCTTATAAAATTAAAAAAGGTAGTTCACGCCAATGTATCGCTATCGAATTATTAAAAAATAAAAAATTTCCTATTTCAGTTATTAATAGTGCGAAAAAAATGAAAGAATTAATAACTAATAATATTTTAAGTTAAAATATATTTTAATATGTTTAATTTTAATATTAAATTTGATAATATTTATTATTATTTATTTGCTTTCTTAGGTTTTATTAGTTTTATTATTATATTATATTTTTGGAGAAAATTATATAATTTATCAAATACTAATAATAATCTTGAAAAAAAAAATACTTTATTAAAAAATGAAAATAAAGAATTAAAAAATAAAAAAAATAATAATCAAAATCTTAATTCTGATATGAATGAAATTTTTTCTGATGATTTAGAAATTAATACTATTGATTCTAATAATATTGATAATTTTAATAATTATGATAATTTATTTATTTTTCATAATAATAATACTAATAATACTAATAATACTAATAATACTAATATTGAAGAAATTATTGAAGAAATTATTGATGATAGTCCTAAAGAAAATATATTAAATAATCATAATGATTATGATAATAATAATGATAATAATAATAATGATAATAATAATGATAATGATAATGATAAAAAAAATATAGATAATAAATCTACTAATATTGAAGATAAAATAGATAATATAATTAATAATAATGATAATATAGTTAATAATGATGATAAAATAGATAAAAATGTGAATAATAAACAAGAAAATAATATTAATAAAGTTGATAATATTGTAGAAGAAATAATAAAACCAATATTAGACAATGATAATATATCGGATAATAATATAGATATAGATTTAGATTTAGATTTAGTTTCTAATCCTTCTGAAAAAAGTGAAACTTATAAAAATTATAGTAAAACTAAATTAAATAAATTTAATATAGAAAAATTAAGAAAAATATGTATTAATAATAATTTATCTTCAGAAGGTAATAAAAATATTTTAATAGAAAGAATACTTTCTCAATAATTATTCTTAAATAAAATTCTTATTTATTTTATAGAGATATATAGTTATTAATATGGCTAATAAAAATTATATGTGTCCTGTTAGAATGTCAGATGGACGTATTATTACTGATTATAGACCTAAATCTACTGTTAATTATGAATTAATAGAAGAAGTTGCTCAACATAATTTACCTAAAAGTAGTTATGAAACTAGAATGTATTTACAATCTAATGCTTCTACTATTATGGAAAATGAAACAAAAAAATCTTTTGAAAATTTAATGCCTTATAAAAAATGTAAAGGTTCTGTTGAATCTAATACTGAATTACCACAAAAATATATTGTATCTTGTGATGCTGTATCATGTTCTAAAAAATTATTTGATCAAAATGGTTTAGGTGATGGTTATACTACTGATACTTCTGTTACTTCTTATCCTTTATTACAATAAATAATTTATATTTTTTTTTTATAAATAATTTATATAGATAAGATATATAATTATGAAATATAATAATCAATATGTTTCTGGAGAAATTACTATTTTAAATAATAATATTATAAATATTAAAGGTTCTATTAACACTAATTTAGAATCTTATATTATTGCTTCAAGCTCACCTGATAATTTAATCAATTATAGTGGGTCTAAATTACCTTATCCTAATGAACAAATAGCTTTTGATAATACAAATAATTATCACGATATTAAAAATAATTATTATAATATTAATTTTAAATATCCTAATACTTATTATTGTATAGATGGATATACAATTATTAATCCTTCTATATTTTTTGTTATAAAAGAGAAAAATAAACCAATTATTATTAAAGTTGAATTACCAAATAATAAACCATTAAAAACACTTACTAATAGAAATTTAGAACACGATCCTGATTTTTATAATTCAAAATATAATGTTTTACCCATTGCTACTGCTGAACAAAATATGTATAATTTAGCAAAATATAAATTATCTGCAAATAAAGCTTAACTTTAACTTAATTCTTTAAATCATCGGCATATAATAACAATGTTTTATCTGATATTAATTGTCTTGATATATGTCTACATTGACATATACATTCATTACAATTTATTTTAATATCTATTTTTCTTTTTTTTTTTATATGTTCATAAATACTTTCAATTACTTTAATTTCTATTTCTTCTTCTAAATTACTTTCACACGGTCTGTTTTTTTTATGTCTATCACAACAATTACATTCATTTAAATAATTTAAAATTTCATTTCTATTTTTATTTTCATAAATTATTTTATTATACAATTCTTTTATACTTATCATTTATATATTTATATTTAATTAAATTTAATATCATTTTTTATTAGAATTATTAAATTATATGTGGCAAAATATTAATGATTATATAAAATTAAGATATAATAATAAAATTTATTTTTCTAAATATAATATTATAACTTTTACAAATGGATGGGGTGATGATTCTTCATCTGTTGGTTTTATTTATTGTCCTATTAAAGTTTATAAAGAAGCTTTAGATATATAAAACAATAAAAAATGATAAATTAATATATTCATATTATTTATGTCTAATAATTTAATAATAGTTGAAAGCTATACTAAAACTAAAACTATTTATAAATATTTAAATGATTCTAATAATAAATATATTGTAACATTTTCACAAGGACATTTTTGTGATTTATCGAAAGATAATATTGGTATAGATATTAATACATGGAAAGGTAATTATATTGTCACTAAAAAATCTATATTAAATAATATTAGAAAATATATTAATGATGTTGATAATATTTATATTGCATCAGATCCTGATACTGAAGGTGAGGCAATTGCTTTTCATATAAAAAATCATATTAAAGATTTAATTAAAAATAAAAATTGTTATAGAATTAAATTTAATGAAATTACTAAAAATGCTATCTTAAATGCTATTGATAATCCTCTAGATATTGATATGAATTTAGTAGAAGCACAAGAAACACGTAGATTTTTAGATAGAATTGTAGGTTATAAATTATCTCCTATATTATGGAATAAATTTAATAATAAATTTTTAAGTGTTGGTAGAGTACAATCTGTTGCTTTATTATTTTGTATTAATCAATTAAATGAAATTAATAATCATAATATTGAAAAATTTTGGATTTTAAGTGGTAAATTTAAATTAGATAATGATATTAAATTAGATTGTACATCTATTAAAATTAATAATGAAAATAATATAATTAATATATTAAATTTACTTGATGATAAATCAAATATTTTTAAACTTAATTTTAATATTTCTAATTATAATGATTTTCCATTACCACCTTATTGTACTACTTCTTTACAACAAGATTCTTATAATTTACTAAAATTCTCATCTAAAAAAACAATGGAAATTGCACAAAAATTATATGAAAATGGATATATTACATATATGAGAACAGATTCAGTAAATATATCTGATGATTTTAAATATAAATTAAAAAAATATATTATTGAAAATTATGGTAATGATTTATTTGTATTTAGAAATTTTAAAAATAAAATAATTAATTCTCAATTAGCACACGAAGCTATCAGAATTACTAATCCTAAATTAATTAATATTAAACAATCTGATGAAATTAATAATAATCATATTAAATTATATAATTTAATATGGAAAAGAACAATATCATCACAAATGAAAGAAGCAATTTATACTAAAATTAATATTGAAATAAAATCAAAAAAATGTTTAGAATATATATTTAAAACAGAAAAATCATTTTTAACAGAAAAGGGATATTTAATTATATATAATAAAGAAATAGAAGATTATAAAACATTTTATAATTTATTAAAAAATAATAAAAATATTAAACCTATATCTTTCTCATTTAATTGTGATATTAATCAACCTAAATCATTATATAATGAAGTTGCATTAATAAAAAAATTAGAAAAAGAAGGTATTGGACGACCTTCTACATATGCTACAATTATTGATAAACTTTATACAAAAAAATATGTTATTAAAGGTACAAATCCACAAATTAAAATAGATATTAAAAATTATAATAAAAAACATTTAAAAGATATTGAAATTACAAATAAAACTATAAAAACTGGTGGTAAAAATACTGATTTATTAGTACCAACTGATTTAGGTATCAATATTATTAATTATTTAAATGAGATTATACCATTTATTATCAATATTAATTTTACAGCAGATATGGAATATGGATTAGATGAAATATCTAATGGTAAAATTAAAAAAGAAAATATCTTAAATGAATTTTATAATAAAATAAAACCTATTATTAATAATTATGGTATTATTAATAATACTAATACTTATTCTATAAAAAAAGAAGGTATTATTAATACTAAATATGGTTATTGTTATTATCATGAAAAAGATAATAGATATGTTAATATAGAATCTTATTTACAATGGAAAAAAAAAAGTGTTGAACAATTAGAATCTAATGAAATTATATTTTTAAAATCATTGCCTTTTAAATTAGATAATGGTAATACATTACATATTGGTAAATACGGATTATATTTAAAAGATCAAAATAATACTAATATTAAATTAGATAAAAATTTATGGAATGATTTTATTTAATTTTATCATTATTTATTCCTAATAATATACTTTTTGTTGTATTTATTAATACTTCATCTTGTTTATATAATATACTATACTCTTTTGCTATTTTTATTAAATTATTCATTACATTTTCATCATTTTTATGTATTAATGTTAATTTATATGTTAACTCTTTTTCTCCTTCCCAATATCCAATATCTTTTGATACTGTAAAATTTTTAAAATGATTATTTATATTATTATTTACAAATTTTAACCATTCTACATTTGTTACATATTTACTAAATTTATTTTTATTTATTTTTGTTCCAAAATAACATATTGTAGTATACCAAGACATATATATATTATCTTTTTTATTTCTATTATATTTTATTGTAACTATTTTTATTTAATATATTTTTATATTTTTCTAATAAATCATCAAATAATTTAGAATTTGTTTTATTTATTTCTATTACTTTTTTTACTGATTTCATTAATTCTTCATTTTCTAATTTTATTTTTTTTACCAAATCTATTTCTATTTTGCTATCTAATATATTTTTTTTTAATTTTATATTTTCTAATTTTAATTTTAATAATTCTTTATTTTTATCATTATATAAATTATATAAATTTAAATAACATAATGATATATATATATATAACTCTACTAATTCTTTTCTATTAAATAATTTTATATGTCTATTATTATATGTGCGACAATATGGACATTCATATTTTATAAACATTTGTTTTCTTTTTTCATATATTAATGATGATCGAGAACTTAAATTATTACAACATTCTATACATATTGCATTTTTACATTCAAAACAATATAAATTTTCACTTATTTCTTTATTCGAACATATTGTACATATTTTTTTTTCCATATTTATTCATTAAAATATAATTATATATTTTTTTTATTTTTTATAAAATTTTTTTAAATTATGATTTAATTTATGTAATTCTTCTGCTATTTTATACATACTTTCTGATATTGAAACTCCTTCACTACTATGAAATGTTTCTACAAATAATTCTCTTAATTCTGCTGTATTTGAATTTTCTGATTCATAATCATATATATCTTCATCTGATTCTTCATCTGATTCTTCATCTGATTCTTCTGAATTTTCATCCGAATCTTCTTCTGAATCTTCTTCGGAATCTTCTTCTGAATCTTTATCTGTTATTTCAATCTCTATATCATTATCATCTGATTCATTTTCTGATGATGTACTATCTTCTTCTAATACTTCTATATCTTTTTTTGATTTTTTTTTACAACATTTTTCTTTTTTTTTTGTTTTTTTTAATGAACTAAAACCTGATAGTAAATCATGTATTGATTTATCATTTGATTTAGTCTCTTCATCATCAGAACATATACTATTTTTGTCTTCTACAACAGTTTCACTACTCATTATAATTTTTTTTATTGTTAATTCTTTATATATTTTTAATTATTATTAATAATATAGAGAGTGTTAATATGGATACTAAACTTATATGGATATTAGCTTTTTTAGTTGGACTATTTATAATTCTTAGTGTTATTATTTTAAATAATTTTTTTATTAATGATAATATTGAACATTTTGTTTATGATAATATTACTAATTCTCCTGAAAATACTAATACTAATATTGATAAAAATAATAATGAAAATATATATGAAAATGTAAATGAAAATGTAAATGAAAATGTAAATGTAAATGTAAATGAAAATGTAAATTATAATGATAATTATAATACTAATAATAATACTAATAATAATACTAATAATAATGAAAATGATAATGATAATGATAATGATAATGATAATAATAATGATATTGATAATAAAATTGATATTAATAATAATGATATTTACAATAATAATACTAATAATAATAATAAAACATTATGTTATTCAAAATTTAGATCATCTAATATAAAACAAACTATTAATAATTTTGATGAATTACCATTTAAAGAAGATTTATTTATGTCTATTAATACATATAATAAAGATACACCTAAAATATATAATTCAAAATTAAAATGGTATGACGAATATAATTATAATAATAATTCTAATGAAGATGAAAATAATAAATTATGGTTTAATATAAATAATACAATAAAATTAATTAAATATGATAATAAGATTTCATCGGCAAATTTAAATAATGTTGAATTAAAAGGTCCCGATTCAACAAAATTTACCAATGATAATGAATATAAATTAAAACCATTCTCTTCATTATTTATTTTAAAAATAAATAATTTAAAAGAAAAAAATAGATTATTTCAAATAGGACTACAATCAATAGAAAATTTATCAAATAAAAATATTGGAAATTTTATATCATTAAATATAAATAAGATAATTAATAATAAAAATAGTGAAAATTGTAAAACAAATATAGAATTTGTATTAGATTTTGCTGGTCAAATAAATAAATTTAATCATGTATATACAATTAATAATATATTAAATAGAGAATTATTTATAGCAATTATATATAATGGTGAATATATTAGAATGATAATAGATGATATAGATGAAGAATATTTATTTAAAAATATAGATATAAAAGAAAAATTAAAATTAGGTTCAAATCCATTAATTATTAATAGAAATGGAACATTAGATATGGAATTATATTCATTTAGTTTTTATAAAAAAATATTTAATGATATAGATTTAGATTTATATATAAAATATAATACAAATAATATATATAAAATAAAAGAATTAAATAATAAAAATAAAATATTATTAGAAGAAATTGAAAAATCTAATATTGAAAATACATCAAAATTAAAAACATTATATAATACTTTAAGTAATAAAGATAAGGAATTAGAAAGACTAAAAAAAGAATATAATAATTTATTAAAAATTAAATAAATTAATATAAGAAATATATTAGAAATATTCTATATATATTATGTCATCCCAAATAAAAGCATCTATTATGATATTAACACAAAATACTATTGAAAGAAAAGTATATTTAAAAACAACATTATATTTTTTATTTAGAAATTTTAATAATAAATATAAATATCCTATTACTATTTTACATGAAGGTGATTATAAAGAAAGAGATATTAAAGAAATAATATCTGGTATTAGAGGCGATGAATGTAAATCATTAATTAATTTTAAAGAATTAAATAAAGAAGATTTTGAATTACCTTCACATATTAATAAAGAAATATTAGAAAAAAGTATAAATACTCAAATTGTACCTTATTGGAGAAATAAAAAATATAGATTAATGTGTAATTTTTGGTTTAAAAATTTTATTAAATATTGCGATAATTATGATTATATTATGAGATTAGATGATGATAGTATAATTGAAGAACCAATAAATACAGATGTTTTTAAATTATTAAAAGAAAATGAACATGTATATATGTCTAATATTGTTCATGTTGATTGTGGATTATGTAATTATAATATGAAAGAATTATTTAGTAATTTATTTCCTGATAAAAAAGAAGAATTAGATAAATTATTTGTTAGTGCAAATA